CCTCCTGCGGTAGCGGTATCGGCTTGCTCTGCCGGGTGTGGACGTGGTCTCGGTGCCCGGCGTAGTCGCCGGCGTAGTAGGCGGTGGCGGATACGTCGTCGCCGCCGGCCACGCCGACCCGCCGTCCGGTCTGCGGGTTCTCCCAGATGACCTGCTCCAGGTGGCTGCGCACGGTGAGCAGGTAGTCGGCGAAGCGTTGCATGTCGGCGACCGGGCCGGTCCAGTCGATGCCGCGGTTCAGTCGCTGTGGGTTGGGGTCGAACCCGGCCTCGGCGCGCTGCCCTTCCTGGTGGCCGGGGTAGGTGGAGGCCTTGAGGTTGAAGGCCCGCGCCAAGTCGTAGACCCAGCTAGGGAATCCGGTTGCGCCGTAGTAGATCTGGGTGCCGTTGGGCAGTCCGTAACTCATCAGTCTCCCCACATCGTGAACGCGGTCAGCCCGAGCAGTGCGGCGACGAGCAGGTACACGGCGAACGCGGTCGCCAGGTCTAGCGCCACGGCGTCTCCCCGATGGTGACGTGGTCTCTCACCAGTCGATCCCAGTGTCGGCGCACACGGTGGACAGTGCGCCGTAGACGAAGCCGCCGACGACCACGACGGCCATCAGGGCGGCGGCCAGCAGCGGCCTCATGTCAGCCCCAGCGCGGCCCTGAGGGCGTCGAGGGTTTCCGGTGGCAGTTCGGACAGCGCCTCGGCTAACGCCTGGGTGTCGGTCTGCGGTTCGGGCGCGGGCGGGTCGGGGATCTCGTACTGCTCGATGATGTTGTCGTTGGGCAGGTTCGGGTCGTAGCCGCCCTCGCCGTACACGGTCACCAGTGCCATCAGGCAGCCCTCAGCATCATCAGGGGGGCGACATGGCCGGGGACGACACCCCACGCGATGTCGGTTTGGGCGTTCGCGGGGAGCGCTCCCGGCACCGACGCGGCAGCGGAGTTGAAGCCGTCCCCCCGCATTTGCTCCCCCGACAGAAGGGGAGATGTGAAGAAGTTGGTGGTGCCCTGTTGCGCCCGGATGGTGCAGCCCGCACCCTGGGCAACGGCGGCGAGGCAGTAAACCCCAGCGGACAGCGCCTGACTGATAGAGATCTCCTTCACCCCCGCTGTGGATGCGTCTACGGTGCCCGCGTCCAGCACCCTCGTCGAGGGAAAACCGTGCACGTCGCACGTGTAAATGCCCAGCCGCACAACCGAACCCGCCCCAGGCGCAACAATTTCGCAGGCGATCCTGTCAAACGTCTGATTCGCCGGAACCAGAATCTTCCGGAAGCACAGAACGGCAACACTGATCGCCGTCGACACCGCCGTCCCCCCGCCGGGGTGCAGGTAGCGACCGGAGGCGGGGGCGTACACGCGCGGGTAGGAGCCGGCTGCGGCTGCGGGCCCTGTCGCCCCTTGGGTGCCGGTGGCGCCCTGGGTTCCTGCCGCGCCCTGCGACCCGGGCGCACCCTGAGCCCCGGTGGCCCCCGTCGCACCCTGCGGCCCGGTGGGGCCAGCCGGCCCGGTAGCCCCGGTCGGTCCCGTCGGCCCGGTGCCTCCGCTGCCCGTGCCCCCGCCCGGTGGACCCTGCGGCCCTGTCGCCCCGACAGGGCCGATCGTGCCACGGGGGCCGGTCGCCCCCGTGGCCCCCGTCGCGCCGGTGATGGTGCCCACCGTGGCCCAGTAGTTGGTCTGAGAGTTGTAGACGTACACCGCCCACGGCGGGATCGTCGCCCCGCCCCAGGTGAACTCGCCGGTGGTGATAAACAAATCCCCGGTCTGCGGGTTGTTGTCCCACGCCGGGAACCCCGACGAACCCAGGAAAATGCGGGTGCCGCTGGTGCCGCTCGGACCCACCGGGCCGACCAGCCCCGGCACGGCCATCAGCGCGCCGCCCAGCGCCTCCGCCTCCGTGGAGGTCATCGGGGGGAACAACTCGGTCATGCGCCACCTTCTTCGCCCGGCTCGCCATCAACGTAGACGTAATCCGGGGAGATCGCCGGGTTCTTCGGCGGCACCCCCTGTGTGATCTCGGGCGCTTCCCCGCCGGGGGGCGCGTCACCCACCGCAGCCGGGGCGTCAGGCCCTGGCTCAGTGTCTCCAGTGGTCATGTGCCTCTCCTTCTTCCCTAGATGACGGTGACCAGGCCAGATGAGAGCGCGTAGCCCGCCTGGGAGGGAACCGTGGGGGGGGTCATCGGGACGGCGATGCCACCCCAGGCGTTGTACGCCGGCCAGGTGGTGTTGCCCGCCGAGAACTCCAGCGCCGGTTGGTGATCCACCGCCTGAATCGGGGCGTCCCCGGCAACCATGGTCACATTGACCCCGTTCGAGAACTGCCAGTAGCCGCGCTGAGCCTGGTTGTAGTTGATCAAGCCCCCGGTGTAACCCGAGAACGCCTGCGCCACCAGGGCGTTGCCCGCCAGTAGCACCTGCATACGGGTGGGGCCGCGGCCCGCCGCGGTCACCGCCGGGGCGAACGAGGCAACATCGAAGTAAGACATCGACAGAGTGGACACCTGGTGCGGCTCACTGATCGACACCGCCAGCGACACCGTGCCTGTGGGCGGGTTCAGCAACCCGAAAGCGTACAAAGACACTTTGTTGTCCTGGGCGTAGTAGTCGGTGACGCTCGCCAGCTTCGTCATCGCCACCCCGTCGCAGGTCGCGGTCACCGTACCCGGCGTGGCAGCCAGGATGTTGCAGAACGCCACCACCGCATTGCCGCTGATGGTGTGCGGCCAGATCGGGGTGCCATTCCCGGCAACCCCGGCGGCAGCGGCGTCGAAGCGAGGAAGTGCCACGGGCCGCCACACGAAATACCAAGGGGCGCCGTCGGGGATCAGGTCCACCACCGCCGCCGGGACGGTGATGGTGGCGGTCGACCCGTACACCGTCCACCGCCACAGCGACCCCGAGGCGGGTCCGGTGACCCCGAACGACGCCCCGTCGACGGTGGGGAACTGCAGGAACGCCTCCCCTGCGGGGAAGTTCACCGGGCTGCCCGCCGGGTCGCGCAACTGGAACGACCAGGCGAAGTCATGCCCGGCGGTCAGGTTCAGGCTGTTGCCGCCGGGGGTCGGCCAGCCCAGGTCACCGCTCATCAGCCGCTCCAGTTCTCCAGTGCCGCCCACAGTGCGGGACCGTTGGGTGTGCCGATCCCCGTCACCAAGTCCCGGCCAGGATGGCAGTCGAACGCGCCGTTCGTGCCGATCGTGATGTCGTGGAACGCATCCTGGTTGGCCAGCGCGAAGTCCATGAAGTCGAAGCGCGACCCGCGGGCCTGGATCATCCGGGCGTGGATCGCCGCCATCAGCGGAGCCGACCCCGACGTGGAGGACATGGAGTTCCAGCGGCCATCCGCCATCACGATCAGGAATCCCTGCTGGAACTCCCCGAAGCACGACACCACCGGGCACATGGTGTCGCCGAAGAATCTTGAGCGCCCGCCGGAACTGTAGATCGGCGGGTGCAGGGTGGCTTCCTCCCAGTCGCGGATGCCGTTGGCGTCGAGGTGCAGGGCGGTGCAGCCCACACTCACCGCCGAGGGGCAGTTCGGGGGGAACGCCAACCGCAGCGGATTGGCGTGCCACGGGGTGCGATCGTAGTTGTAGGGGGGGTTGAACCGGTAGGGCTGCCAGGCGTCGGAGCCGTAGTCGCCGGAGGCGCAGAAGAAACTGACGCCGCGCTCACGCGCCCTGCGGAGCATGTCCTCAAACTCCAGCATCAACTCCAGCGGGAAGTAAGGCTCGTTGCTCCACGGCCAGGACTCCTGATAAATCCAACTGAACGACACCACGTCGCACTCCTCCAGTGCCCGCCGCGCGGTGTCGAGGAAGCCTTCATGGCTGTTGGGGCCTTGATAAACCTTGTGCTTAGCCCCCGGGAGCGTGGCGGTCAACACGCACATGTCGAGCATGGCCTCGTAGGAGTCGGGGTTGGCGGCCCGCTCCTGGCCGCCGTTCGGCATGTAGACGATCTCCACATCCAAAGTCCGGTCGATGCCCAGCCGGTTGACGTACGCCTGCAACATCGGGACGTTGGGCTGCCCGAAATATTGAGGGCATCCAACCGTCACCCCGGCGCCGTCCAGTTCGGGCACCTCGTAGGCGCGGATCACGTCGATGGGGGTCCAGAAGTTCGGCCCATCGGCCAGCGTCGGATTCGACGGACCCTTACGGATGCTGCGCCCCAGCGGGGTGGCGTAACTGTAGGGCGGATGGTAGATGTGGCCCTGCGTGTAAGAGCCGTAAATCGTGGTGCCGTCGGAAACGAAGGTGAACGCGTCAGCCACCCGGTTCGCCATCGTGATCGTCGGTGCCTTGCCGCCCGGCCAACGCACACCGGGGAAGGTGGCCGAGTAGCCGAGCCAGCCGGTGGCCGGCTGGCGGACGTACAGCGTCATCCACGACCCCGACGGCAGCGGCGGCACGATGAACTCCGTGTTCACCGTGCCGGTCAGTTCACAGCGTTGAATCGGCCCCCTGCCCGGGTCGAGGGTGTGGGTCGCCCCCACCTTCCCGATGTTGTAGATCGGCGGGTTGCCGCCGGGGAGTTCAGAGTTGATCGCGGTCGCCACCGCGTTGGCGGCACCCGCGGTGTAAAGATCGCCGGAAAGCCAATCGTCCTTGACCGTCACGAACCATACCGTTCAGCGAAGTCGGCAGCACTCATCGACTGGTAGGTGGTTCCATCCCAGAGGAGAACGTCGCCGATCCCCACGTTGACGGGGGCGATATTGGCGGGGGTGGTCAACACCAGCGCCCAGAAATCGGTGGAGTCCTGCCGCAGCGCAGTGATGGTCCCGTGCCACCCGCGGGGCAGCGCCGCCGCCAGTTGCGTCGCCATCTCCGTGGGGCTGTCAATGGTCTCGTAGACGACAGAAACAGTGATCTCAGGCATCACGCCACCGCCACATATCCGATGCCGGTGGCATCCCAGATGACCTGGAAGGTGCCGTTGCTGGGGCTTTGGTTGGTGCCGAAATCCACCCACAGCATCAGCGGCTTGTTCGCCAGCGGCGTGGAATCGTAGAGCACCCCGTAGCGGCAGGTGAATGTCGACGACGTCCAGGTGGCATCCGCGGCGTCGAAGGACAGCCGGTTGGAGGAAGCATCGTAGGTGACCGACAGCGGGCTGACCACGGCACCGCCCGTGGCGTAGCCGTTGCCGTTGGTGACCTGGTTGGCGTTGTAGGGCGCAGCGTCGAAGTAGCGGTGCGTGTCCTGGTTGACCACCAGCGAGGAGGTGAACAGCGCCAGCTTGAACTCGTCGGCGTCGAGGTCGATCTCCTTGTTGGCCAGGCTGGCCCAGAACTGGGCGTAGAACTTGCTGCTCACTGCCATGCGGACTCGCTTTCCTCTCTCAAAACCTTAACCGAGCGGACTGGGGAACAGGAACGGGAACACGGTGCCGCCCGGGGGGTCTTCACCGACATACACCGAAGGTGGCACCGCGTCGGCGGTGGCCGCGGCGGGGACGCTGAGTTCAGCGGTCACGGTAGCGCCGACCACGATGCGCCAGCCGCGACGGGGGGTCTCCGGTGGGCGGAACGGCGCACGATCCACGTCAAGCCCAACGTACAGCGCCGGGGCGATGGCGTCCGCGGCAGCAGAGTCCGCCACCGGAACCGTCAGGGAGATGTTGGTGCCCATCTCGCTACACCACCGGCTCCGGCTGATCCGACGAGGACCAGTAGTTCACCAGCCCGGGACTGACCCAGCCGGCCATGATGAACGGGATGCCCTCAGCGCGCAGGCCCAGCCCCCGACCCCGGTAAAGCCCGCCGCAGTTCGACGCAGGGCCGAACGACCCACCGATCGGCTCATCAATATCCACCAGGGTGGCGTTGTTGATGGTGGCCCTGAAATGCGCCAGGTTGTTTGCGGCACGGTCACCGCAGTACAGCGTGATGATGGACCCCGGACCCGGCACGGTGATCGCCCCGGCGAACTCCCGGGCCATGATGTACTCGACACCGGAGACGAACTTCGACAGCGACCACGAACCGTCGCCGCCAATCCGTAGCCGGATGTAGTCGCCGGTGCCGCCGACCCGGCCCAGGACATCGTTGTGACCGCAGTAGTTGAACGGCGCAAGTCCCGGCGACGACCCCAACACGATGGACACCACCTGCCAATCCGTCACCGACGCCGCGTTCGGGCCGACGTAGCGGCTGAACCACTGCGAGTTTCCGCCCGGCCACACGAACGGCAGCGCGGCATTGTGGCCCTCTGTTGTCAGGGTGCCGTTGCCGCTTCCCCATGGTGTGGACCAGTTGGAGCCGAGGCTGGGGCCGCGTCGCTCAAACTCGTCGTACACCCCGGCGTTCAGATACCGCAGGATCGTCTGAATACCGTTGGCGTTGCCGGTGGTCGACTCGGCCTGACCGAGCGCGGCCTGCAAGAACTGCTCATGGGTGAACACCCCGGTCGCCGGCGGCAGCGACCGCAGCCCGCGGATGCCGTTCTCCAGCAGCAGGCCCAACCCGGGGATGAAATCATCAATGATGGTGCCGGTGTCGATGAGGTCGAAGTTCTTCAACCCTTGAACGAAGTCGTTCAGGGTGGCGTCAGCAACACCGGTGAACCCTTCGATGGCGTCCTGAAACCCGCCGACCAGCTTGTGCGTGATGGGGTTGACCTTGCGCAGCGACGCATCGTCCCACCAGAAAGTACCCCCGACGACATTCGCATCGACGGTGAAACCGAGGCAGACGTGGCTGGGAACCCTGCCGCCGATCAGCTTGGGCACGGTGTACTCGCCGCCCAGCCGAACCCAGTCCGAGTCCGCGCCGGGCGGTGCCGTGGCGAGAACCGGTGCGTCGATAACAGTGTCGAACTCATCGAAGACGTTGAGCACCAGCGCCGCCGACCCGGTGCCGCTGCGGTTCGACCACTTCACCCACACGCCTGCGTCGATGCGGTTGGTTTCGAACACATCCACCGCGTTGGAGTTCATGCTTCGCAACGTCCCGGTGGCCGTCACCCGGGCCGACCCCGACCCGGCACGGCCGGTATGGTCCACGGCTGAATCCCACTGCCAGCCGCCGCCCTCCGGCATGGACACGATTCCGTCGAAACTGCCGTTGACCAGCAACTCCGGATTGACGTCACCGACCTGACCGGTCCCGAACAGCGACCCTGCCGCGTGGATGCCGCCGAAACCGAGGCTTCCGAGCATGAACTCGATGAACTCCCCGATGCCCGCACCGGCCTTACGCAGAACCCCGTCGATGATTCGCTGAAGTTTCTCTAGGGCTTGAGATATCCCTCCGCCGAGGTTGCCTATATCTTTCGCCAGGTCGCCCGCCCACTCGGCAATCTGCTCGAACGCTGCGCCGATCGGCCCGGGGAGGAAGAATCCCCTCACCGCCAGGAGGACCGCCTGGAGGATGGACTCGCGCAGCCGCCCCCGCATGTCATCGAGGGCGTTCTGGCTGACCTCATCCCACTGCGGGGCGGGCAGTTCCCTGCGCTTCGGGGTGGAAACATCGCGCACCCAATCCGGCGGCGTTTCTGTCATATGACAACCAATCAGGTGGTGGGAGGCACTGCTGTAACCCGAACGCTAAACGCTGTGGTAGTGCTCGACGTGGTGAAGGTGTCCGAACCGGAAACCCTCTCGGCGCGCAGGTAGAACACGGCCGGTTCGCCCGCTGGGACAATGTCGTAGTTGCGGGGTGAGCCGGGCGGCAGAACCGAGGACAGAACGTGGGTCGCCGGATACTGCCCGGCGGGCTGGGTGGCCCTGCCCATGATGTTGCCGGCGGTGGCGCTGTCGCGCCGCACCAGCAGATCGACCTTGACGTTCGCCCCGGTGCCGGTGATCTCGCAGAAGCCGTCAACCACCGGGCGCCAGTCGCGCCGCTGGGGCGGGACGCTGACCGTGCACAGCGTGTACCCGGCGTTGCCGGAAGGCGTGGACACCACGGTGGCCGGAAGGTAGCGGTCACCCACCTGGGAGGGCGCAAGCTCGAAAGCGTCCAGGTCAGAATTGACCACCAGGAAGTCACCCGGCAACCCCGTCCCATAGTCGCCAGGGTCAAGCACCGTGTCGCCGGGATCGCCCTTGGCACCCCGGTGCAGCGCAACACTCAACGCGTAGACGCCGGGACTGGTCTGAGTAAAAGACCCCGACGCCAGCGTTGGATCATTCGGGGCGAGTTCGGTCACCGCGATCTGTTGGGCCAGTACGGGGGGGTCGCCGGGATCACCCTTCGCCAGGGCGGTGAAGTTGCCGATCCCACCGTCCGGATAGGACACGGCGAAGAACATGTTGCTCGACGGGTCCCAATCCAGGGGGATACGGAACTTGGCAACATCGACAACGAGATACCGCTTACCGTCGATCGTAGTGATGTTCCATGTTTCCGTTGGCATGGCGACTCCTTCGCGTCCTCCCCATTATGTCAGCCTTGTCCGGTTTCCGGACAATCATCGTTGTCCGGTTTCCGGACAGGACCGCGCCTTGTCCGGTTTCCGGACAGCGCCTTCGCGCAGGCTACGACTGGGGCGCGAAAGTTAACGCGTTGATGGACTCGAACAGTGCGGTGAGGTTGCGCTGATGCTTCGCCAGCGGGGCCTCGTCGGCCTTCCCGTCGCCGATCTGAAGCATCACATCACGGGCCTCGGGGGTGAGGCGGAACATCACATGCATGACGTGGTCGGTGAACAGCCTCCGCCGGCCCATGTACAGCAGCGACACCAGGCCGCCGCGGAACACGTCCTTCCCGTACTTGTAGACGACACCATCCCTGAACAGAACCTGCGCCGACACATAGCCGCGGGAATCGTAGAGAGCGTTGATGAACGCGAACCCGGTCTCCACGTTGTACGGGGACGACACCGTGGCGTGCATGACCTCGATGCACGGATGGTAGGGGCCGACGTCGTTGCGGCGACCGTAGTGCTGCATCAACTGGAACGCCAGGATCATGTTGTTCAGGAAGCCGTCAAGCAGATTCGACGGGATACCGCTGACACCGATCAGAATGGAAACGCTGTCGATGATCCAGCCGTAGAACGCATTCATCAGGTCGTTGAGCCACTTGGGGCTACGCCCGCCCACGATGTGCTGCCACCCCTTCGGGGTGTGGAAGCTGATCTTACAGGTCTCTATCGAACCGTCCTCGCCGGGGTCCGGGGCGATCAGCACCGCCCACGGCGGAACGTAATTCACGCCCAGCGCCGGAGAGAAGAACACACCGTTCATGCCGGGGACGGTTTCCACAATGGGTGAGATGTCACCGAAGAATGAACCGGCGACGTCCACGGTCTGACGAATCACGCTGTCGAGGACGGTTTTCGTCGGGCCTTCGATCTGGGACCGGTCCTTGCATGTCACCACATACGTCGGCCTGTCGAGGTTCGCCCAGCGATCAGGTTGATCGTCGCCGGGAAGCCACAGATCGACGCGAACATCCACGCCGTACGCCCTGGTGATATCGCGAATCACCGCGCCACACGACTCCATCCGCACCGTCCTCACCACACCGGGGCTGGTGTCGAGGAACGGGTTGGTGCGAACCACATACAGCGGCGTCTTGAGCATGTCGAAGACGTTGCCGTTGGACTGCAACAGGGTGCCGAACCACGTCCTGATATCGGGGTTCAGGGACAGGGCGTTGTTGAGGAACTCGTTGATTCCGAGCTGGATACGCCACGCGCACTGGCTGATCATCGTTTCGATCACCGTGCACAGCGACCAGAAGAACACCGCATGGGACGGGGCCTGAATCTGAATGGGCAGCAGGAAGTTCGGCCAGACGTACAGGAAGTTCAGAATGTCCCAGATGCCGATGAGGTGGGCTGTCCCCACCCACTCGCCCTCTTTGAACTCCCAGTCGAAACCGTCGGCGTAGAACGCCCAGCGCAGCCCCGCTGTTTCCACGGTGACACCGACGAGGGTTTTCTCGCAGGTCATCAAGTGGCCGACGTACTCCGATGTGCCCTTGATCTTGAGCGTCCCGGTGGGCACATCGTTGGTGGGGTCGCCGCCGACCAGTTCCATCATGTCGTCGCCGAACTCGCCGACCTTCCGCCACAGATAGTCGTAGACGGTGACGACCCACTCTTTGGAATACCCGTCCTTGGCCTCGGCGAGCGCATCGGCGGCAGCGGCACGCCGGTAAGGATCGACAGCGTTGAGCAGGTCGTCCCGCAGAGCCTCTGTCATCGCCACCTCCTAGAGCGGGTATCTCCGCAGCGGGGTCCCCGAGGCCAGCACCATTGACGAAGCGTTGCCATCGTCAATCTCCACCTTGACGTGATACGGACGCAGAGGCGCACCGGGCGAGCGGGCCGGGATGGGCCTGGAGAACCTGCCCCTGAGGAGACTGTACGGGTTGCCCTGCGGCGGGGCGATTCCGAACGCACTCTCAATGGACTGCAGCAGTGGCGGGGCATTGTTGCCGGTGGCGAAGGAGATGAAATCCTTGAGCGCCTGCTGGAAGATGTTCAACTCCTGCGGCGTCGGAGGAACCACCGTGAGGTCCCTGACCCCGTACTTCCGTGGGTCGGTACGAATCTGCATGATCTGGTTGGGCAGCAACGGCCCGAACTCGACCATGTCGGTGGAGTCGGGGCCGTTGCCGAACCGGAACAGGCCGGGGCCGAAACAGGTGTACCGATCCCAGAAGGGCTGATCGCCGACGTTGTAGCGAGTCAGGAAACCTGACTGTGTGACTGCCGTGTTGTCGCCACCGGAAATCTTGCGGATGCCGGCGGGGCTGGCCTGCGTGATGAGCGCGGCGCCCGCCTGCATTCCGAACCCCAGGCCGCGGTGCGCCGAGTTGATGACCGAGCCGGTCCCGCTCTCCGAATGGCTCATCAACTCCATACCGTTGCGCATCACCTTGAACATGCGGGATGCTCCCTCGAACCCGGCGATAAGGGTGAACTTCTCACCCGGAACCGGCGGGATCAGAATGGCCCGCTGAGTCATCACTGTCTGGGAATAGTTGTTGAACCGCGACAGCTTGACGATGTTGTTTTCGATCCGCATCCGGATGCCGTTGCCGTTCCATTTGCCGTCCGGCAACCGGCCCATCCGCGCCCACAGGTCATTGGCCGCGCCGCTGGGGAATCCCCATTCCTGGAAGGTTCCGAACACCATGCTGACGACCTGGTTGTCGGTGCTGGTGCTGAAATCCTTGTACGGCCCGACGACGGCGTCGCGGGTCTGGGTCAGCAACCAGTCATTGGGGTCGTCGTACCACACCGCCTGAGAGCCGTTGGCATAGACGAACCCGCCGCCGGGTTTGCTGTAGCGGATCGGCCAGTTCGGCCCCATGCTGCCGGTGCCCGGATACTGCAGCCCGGTGTAGTTGAAGGTATCGGTGAAATCGTCGTAGCTGAAAGCGAAACTGGTGGTGTCGGGATAGCTCTGCCAGAACGCATTGTCGACACGGACGCGAATGTCGAACTCGTAGGTGTTCCCGGCGATACGGAACAGCGAATCGTCAATCGACTTGTTCAGGCGGATGGGCGCCCACCACCGGCCCATCGCGTGCGTCGTCCACGCCAGTTCGGATTCCTTCTTGGCGTCCAATGATGCGATGAGGTCGCGCACCACCACGCGGAGATGCTCGTTGTCACGCGCGCGGCAGCGGACCCTGATGGTGATCTCGGCGGGATCGTACAAGGCATCCACGAAGGTTGTGCCGTCCTGCGTTGCACCCTTCTGGTCGATGTTCCGCCACGGCGGGATCAAGCCCTTGATGTCGACGATCTCGACACGCTCCGGATAGGCGTACCTGTCGTTGATTGACAGGCCGCCCATGAGGTTGAACACGATGGAGCCGTCGTAGGCCAGCAACGACACCTGGGGAATCTTGTCGTGCAGGAGGTGGTACGCGCCGTGGGGGGTGATCGGCCCGTCCGGATAACGCTTGGTCGGAGTCACTTCTCACCCCCAGTCCTGTCCGGTTTCCGGACAAGTATTCCTCATCGACCGGCACCCATCGCAGGCATGGGCGCGGCGGCAGCCTTGCCCAGCACATGCTCAAGGTCGCTGGTCGTGGAGTTTCCGTTCTGGTTGTAGTTGTTCTGCGTGACGTTGACGTTGGCCGGGTTGTTCGCGCCCTGCTGATTGTTGCCCAGGTGATTCTGGCCCTGCTGCACATTGTTCGCCGCACCGGAGATGTTGGCGAAGTTAGGCAGCAGCGGCCTCATGCCGACGACTCCGCCGAGAATCCTGGTGAACCAGTTGTTGTTGGCGAGGTCAGACCCGCCGGTCGGCAGGAAGGTCTCCATCAGGCCGGAAACGCCGATCCCCGCAGCCTGCCCGGCGAAGGCGATGGCCCGGTTCAGTTCCTCAATGCCGATCTGGGCGAGCGCGCCCGCCACCGCCGAGCCTGCGCCGCCGCCGCCCATCATGTCCGCGCCGACACCGGCGGCCTGGATGGCCGACCCGATGGCGCTCTGCGCCGCGCCGAGAAGGCCACCAGAGAAGCCGCCGAAGCCGCTGCCCATCCCCTCCGGTGGGCCGACGGCGGCACCGATCTGCGTCGGGCCAGCTCCAGGGGCGGCGTAGCCGCCGGGGGCAAGAGGGGGAGCGCCAACGCTTGCCCCTGCGGCGGGGGTGGCCGGGAACGGGGTTGTCAGCGGTGGAAGGCTCCACGGCGTGGGCGCTCCCTGGCCGGGGGAGGGCAGGCTTGCGGGAAGAGGTGCTGCCGCGCCTTTGACAATCGGAGTGCCGTCAGGCTTGTACTCGCCACGAGCTATAGCTGCAGCCCGCGCCTTCTCTGACATCGCCATCCAGTTGGACCGGGCGAAGTCCAGCGCAGCCTGCTCGGTAGACCTGCCCCCAGCCCCCACGGTGGCCGGGCGAGCCGAGGGGGCGGAAGCAGTGCCAGCACCGCCGCCACCAGCCATGTTGCCGAGCAGCACATCGGTAACCGATGAACCGAGCGGCACCTGGATCGCACCACCAGCCGGCGCTGACGATCCGGTCATGCCGCCGAGGATGGACCCGGCGGAACCCGAGGCGGTCTGCGCCGACGGGGAGGACGGCGAGGAAGGAGGGGTGAGTCCGGGCAGGCCGCCGGTGCCCGTAGTGCCGCCGACAATGGTGACCGGAAGCGGAATGGGGATACCGGCCAGGCTTCCGGTCGCCGATGTAGCCCCCCCGGCTAGGGGCGGCATCGTTCCGTTCTTCGTCAGATATTCCTGCAGAGGGGACACGCCCTCCTTCAGGGCGATGTGCAGATGGTCGAAATGATCCTTGACCTTCCACAGGGTGTTGTAGATCCCGAACTTGTCCTTGTTCGCATTGAGGAAAGAGTTCAACTGGTCGCCGAGCGCGCTCTGCACGGGGTCGTTGGCGTTGAGGCCGAGGTCGAGTCCCCGACCGCCGGGGTGCCACGGATAGGTACCGCCGTTGGGGTTTCGATCGGCCGGGCTGCCCGGTGCGCGGTAGCCCGACGTGAGCGGGATACCGGCGAACTGCGGCATCCCCTGGATCAGGCTGAGCAGCGCCATACTCTGCGGCTGCAGCCCGGCAGTGGACACGTTCTTCGGGTTGAGTCCGGGCTTGACGGTGAACCCGGATTCGGCCATCAGCGGAGCGCCGGAAGTCGGCGATCCGGTAGCCATAGCCCCGGGGGTAGCCGCCCCCGCTGGCAGCGGGCCGGGCAACGTGGGAGTTGCTGGCGTTCCAGGTTGCTCGGTGGCCTTCGGCTGCATGTACTGAGGGCCGAACGCCCCGCCCAGCGCCGCCGCGCCGATCAGCCCCTTACCGCCGCCCAACTCGCCACCGGCAGCGCGAACACCGGCCAGCGCGCCGTACATCGGGGCGGCCACAAGGTTGGCGAGGAACTTCGTCAGGTTCTCCGCGATCCCCGGCAACCCCTTGCTGATGCCGAAGTCGGCGTCGATCTCCGCGCCCAACCCCTCCAGCATGTTGGTCTGGTCGCGGATCGAATCGTTGATCTTCTTCCAGGTGCCACGCTGAGCCTCAAGGTATTCCACCTGGGACTTGAGGTACGAACGCTCCTGTTCCGTGACGTTGTTTTGCGCCTTGAGTTTCTGCTGCTCAGTCGCCTGGTTGTCCTGCGCCAGTTCCAGCACCCGGGCGCGGGCCTCCTCGACCGCGGCGCGCTGCTGATTCAGCCGCGACTCGGCGTCGAACACGGACTGCGGATCAACCACATAGCCGTAGCCCTTTTGCGAAAGCTGCGCCGGGGTCAGCTGGGACATCAGCGACCGGGGGTCGGGCGGCCCCCACTGCGCCCCACCGAACTGCCCCAGCGGAATGTTCTGCAGCGAGTACCGATCGAACGGGATGTCGGGCTTGGCACCGCCGCCAGGGTTGGGCACCGGAACGTCGAAACCGCCGGGTGGAATGTCCGGTATCTGCCCCCACGCCTGACCGAGGCTGTCGAGAGAGCCGGGAGCCTGGACTCCCTGCCCGGTCCCCCACACCGGCTCGGAACTGCCACCGAAATCGCCACCGCCACCGAGCATCCCGGTGCCTTGAGGCCTACCGCCGAACCCGTACCGGAACAAGTCCTCCCAGAACGGAAGAATTGGAACCGTCGCCGGAATCCACCGCTCAGGTGGCCCGCCCGGCTCGCCGGGCGGTATCGGATTGCCGGGGAGCCACTCGGTGATCTTCTTGTCGAGTTCCGCAAGGATCGGCAGCGCAATCGCCGCGCCGACCGCGGGCCAATTAAAGCCCTTGATCGCCTTCGCCGCTTTCGCCGCGAAACCGCCGCCTGCCGCGGCCCCTGCCGCGGTCACGCCGGCCGCGGCAGCTGCCCCTCCGGCGGCACCGGCAGCACCGGCCGCCGGGGCAACGGTTGCCAGGCTGGCTTTGAAGAGGCCAAGCCAGGTGATGACGTCCCTGATGAGAACGCCCCACTTGTAGAAGGAAACCCCGATCTTGAGCATCATCCCGCCACCGGCCAGAACGGCGAGGGCGGTCTCGATGCCGCCGAGGTGGTCGAGGATGAAGGTCAGAACCCCGCCGACCGGGGAGTCGGCGATGGTATTGATCGCCACGACGATTCCGTGGAAGAACTTCTCAATGGCGCCGAGGACCACGCCGAAGCCGTCGATGAGGCCAAACAGGGTCTCCTTGAATCGTGCGATGTCATTCGGGCCGTGAAGACCGAAGACGTCGTAGAGCATCCTGCCCGTGTAGGCGACGACTTCGCCGAGGGCTTTCACCGCCTCCCAGCCTTGCTCCATCCACTTCTTCAAATCGCCGGTGGCGGTAGCCTCGCCAACGAACTCGGAGAACTTCACCACAGCGCCCGCGATATCGTCGGTGATGCTGGGCAGCACCTGTGTGCCCACGCTGGCGATCTGAACGAACGCCTGGGTTAGCGGCCCGATCATCGGCATGAGCGCCCGGAACGATTCCACGATTCCGTCGAACATCATTCCCACCGACTGCTTGGCCTTAGGGTCCTGCAGCACGTTGCCGATCGTCATGAACATCTCATTGAACACCTGGGCGACACCGACCGACATGTCACCGAAAGCGTTGCGGTAGGTGCGGGCCAGCCCGTTCACCAACTGCGGCATCCCAGCGAAGAAGGTGTCCTGAACGGCGTTCTTCACCTCCATGAAGGCGGGAACCAACTGCTGCACCGACAGCATGAACTGCTGCGCAGCCGGCGAGAGTAGACGCAGCGACTCGGCGAACTTGTCCGGGTTGTTGAAGTCCATCATGGCGGTGAATGCGTCGGAAAGGCCCATCGTCGCCAGCTTCATGGTGCCCATCCCGGCGGCACCGGCGCTCAGGGCGGCGGGGAGAAGCCACAGCGAATTGGCCGCGGCGACGATCCCCTGCGCCACCGCGACGAAACCCGTGCCCAGAGGGAGGAGCAGCGCCGGGGTGACGGTGCCCAGTGGGGTGAGAGCGCCCAGGTTGCGGGCCACCGCACCAGTCGGGTCGGGCATCCCCCTTCTGCCGCGGCCAAAGGAGAACTGGCTGGCCGACTTGGCCTCCTCGGCGAGGTGGGTGCGCAAGGATCGGGTGGCGTCGCGGACGTTACGCTCCATGGCGCGGTAGGCGTCGCCGGTGCGCTCGACCTGAGCGGCAAGCTGGGCGCTGGTCACCTTACCGCTGTTCATCATGTCGACGGTCTTTTGGTGTTCCCTGCTGTAGCGGATCAGGGATTCCGACGCATTGTCGAACCCTCTCTGCATCCCCCGGGTGGATTCGATGGCGCTCTTGTTCGTCGCGATCTCACGCCGGATGAGGGCTTCGTTCAAGTAGTGCGCGGCGCCGTAGGACACCAGCGCCTTCTTGGCGTCCTCCTGTACGGAAGTGAGCTTCTCCAGTTCACGGGCGGCGGCAGCGTCGGCCTCGCGCTGGGCTTTGCTCGTCTCGGTCGACACCCTCTTCGCGAGGGTCAGGTCGCGCGTCGACTTGGCGGCGGCCTGCTCGGCCCGGACGCGGGCCAGCTGCGACGACTTAAGTTCTCTTTTGGCGGACTCCAGCCCCTTGGTGGCCCCCTCCAGCGCCTCCGTCCACTTCTGTATGGACTTCTCGGCCCTCGCCCTCTTGAGCTTCCCGGCGAGAAAGATGACCTCTTCCTCGGCCTTGGCAAGAGACTCCGTGGCTAGAGTTTCCCGCTCCCTGGCCCTGGTTGCCGCGTCGCTGGCGTTGATGGTCCGGTCGTAGCTGGCCAGCACCTGATTGTTGGCCCGGACGACCTTGGCGCTGCGTCCGATAGCGCCCTTCTCCAGGCGGCGGTTGATGTCCGATTCCAGGCTGTCGACGTACCGCTTGAGTTGCTCACCCTCCATCATCAGCTTGCGCTGATTGAGGTGGGCGAGAATGTCAATATGGATAGCCATCAGTCATCATCCTCCCCTGCGCTGTCCGGAAACCGGACACCGGCACGCGAAGCGAAGGAGTAGAAGTGCTCCCGAACCTCCGTCTGACGCTGATCGGCGAACATCAACTCCCTGAGCTTCGCAGGAGACAGGAACACCTGCGAGCCGTACTCCTCGGCCTTGACGCCGGGAACGTACGCGGTGCGCAGGACCATTAGCTCATTGGCGATCTGCGCCCAAATCTTCTCCTCTTCGGAGAACTCCTCGCCGCGCACGGCCGACTTGAAAGCACCCCGCTCCGGCATGAACTCCAGCAATTCAAGGAGTTCATACGAGGACATGCTCCCATCGTGCCATTCTTTTATCCGGCGGCGATGGTACTGAGAGAGGTCACTCGCTATCTGACGCGGGTACTGCCGCCAAATCCAGTGGGCCTCCAGCACTTTTGTCGTCACCGGCCCGCCGATCCGCCAGTTCGGCGGCCTGGCGGCCCCAGATGCGCCACACGTCCTTCGCGCTGCGGCCACCCTCGCGGAGCCGCTTGTAGCCCTCCTCGCCGAGGGCGATCATGGCGACCCGCACCGAGTGCGCCGGCTTCACCCTGACGCCGTCCTTACGGTAGGGCCGCTTGAGGGCGCCCCTCTCGGTGCTGGCCGGGAGCACGACGCCGGTCTCGTTCCCCTTGGCGTCCAGAAGGCGCTGCTCGGGAATGTAGACGTCCTCCTCCCGGTCGTAGGTTTCCAGTTCCATCACCAGGTCTTCGTAGTCGTCCATCTGCTCGTCGTCGAGCATCCCCAGGTCGGGGTGCGGAGGGATCGCCAGGAAGGTTCCGTCGTTGAGTTCCAGTGGGGTGTCGGCGAACAGGGAATCGTAGGCGTTGGCCTGCTCCCGCGCCTGGCGACCGGAGTTCGGCGGAGTGTTGGGCAGGTTGCGGCCCTGGGGAGTGGTTTCGCTCATGGACAGAAGCATAGAGCATGATCTGTCCTTTGCTCCGTCGATTTATGATGCGCTACCCTTCACGGCATGGCGAAGACGAGGGTCAAGTCGGAACTTGGACCCATCGGGTCCACCGTCGCGGAACAGGTCCGTCTTCATAGGGAGCGCGTCGGCATGAGCTTCGCGGAACTGTCCCGGCAGCTTCTCAAAGCTGGCCGGGTCATCCCGCCGCTGGGGCTGTCCCGCATTGAAGCCGGTCTGCGGAAAGTGGACTCCGACGATCTTGTGTGCCTCGCCATTGCCCTTGGGGTTTCCCCCATCACGCTTCTGCTTCCCGCCGGGGGCGACCCGGAGGCGGAAGTGCAGATCACTGCAGCGCAGAAGACCCAGGCGAAGCGCGCTTGGCACTGGCTCAGCGCCAGCTACCCGCTGGCGGGATCGGTGCTGCAATTCTACGGCGACGCGCTCCCGCCGTGGGAGCGCGTCGCCGTAGAGGACGGACTGGGCGCTGGGCTTCCGGGGGCTAGGACGCGCCCTTGATTTCGGTCCAACTCTGACCCGACACCCACTCGTTGTAGTAGATGGGGATGAGCTCGTTGGACGTCGGGTTGTTGGGGTCCTTGCCGACGAAGTACGGATCGGGAAGCACGGTGTACCCGAGCGAGCCGGCGTCCGGATCGGTCTTGGACCGGCGGTACGATCCGACGTCGGTCAGCTTGCACAGGCTGTAGCCCTCAGCGGTGTACATGAACTTCCCGCGCTTGCGGCGGGCGAACATCAGGATGATCTGATACTCGGGTGCCTCGGTGTCGATCGGCTTGCCGATGGAGAAGTTCGCCGTGCCGGGGTCTTCCACGATGGGGACGCCGTTGCTGTTGGCGAGGGCGAGATTCATGCGCAGGCGCTTCATCAGCGGCTTCACGGTTTCAACGCCGGTGAAGTTGATGGTCAACCCCTCGCCGGTCAGATCGGAGTCGAACGGCAGGTTCGACTGCAGGATCATCTGGTTGTCGTTGGTGACATCCGGCGCGCGCTCGGGGCCTCCATCCTCGGTGAGCGCCCCGATGAGGAAGAATCCCTCGTTCGGCTCCGGGTTGGTGATCCAGTCGCCGTCCACCAAGATGTGAGCGAACAGGTCGTCGCGCGGGTTGCCGTCAGCGGCGAACGGGGACCAGTTCCGGGTCGGCGGGTTACCGGCCTTCCACGGGCTGATGTTGGTAGCCGCACCACGGTTGTCGCGGATCAGAATCGCAGCCAGGCCACCGCGGGTGTTGAACCTTGCGTCGACGTCCCCGAAACCGCCTGCTCGCCACGAAGTGCCTGTTGCTGGGATTGCCATGCTGGACGCCCTTTCCTCACGGTGGATTCTATGCTATCTCGTCGTAAGTCTGCCCGAACTCGTACCGCGCCACATACCGGATGACTTGATCATTTCCGTACTGCTCACGACGTGGTGACTCGAACACCTTCATCCAGTCGATGGTGCCCTGTGTCTCCAGGTAGCGACCCAACTGCAACATTCGCTGATGGGTTTTAATCTTTTCATCGCGCGCAGCATCTTCGCCGAGATTTTTATCGCACAGCGTGTCGACCTGGATGACCTGATTCGCGGTGGATTCCTCAAGGTTTTCCTTACCGGCAACCTGCTGGACGACGCACATCGGCAGCGGATCGCCGATCTTGCGGGTGTTCGCCGTCCTCAGCAGGGGCATGAGCCATGCGACGACGATCGTTTCCATGTCGGCAGGTCCGACCGGAAGCATCTCGGCGGTCACGGCCATTCCCCGGCTTCGAACTGCTCGGCCCGGTCCTGGTTGGTGGGGCGTCCACCCCGGTCAATGGAGGGATAGCTGCTCTGGCGGCGGCGGCGTCGGCCCCTCTTGGAGAGGGTGCTGTTGAAATCCATCTCAACCTGCGCCGCCAACCCGAACGCGGGGGTCGGGGTGTTCGGGGTTTTGTGCCACTTGCCGTCCTTGCCGAACCAGCGACCCGCCTTGCCATCCTGGTCAGGGCCAGTGCCGTACTCAAGGAGGTGGGCGATCTCGTCATAGGTCACGGCGCGTGACTTCCAGCCGCCCCTGTTTCCCCCGGCAGCGCGGGACGCCCTCACCGACTCCCGGTGAATCGAATCGCGATACTCGCCGGTGGCGTAACCGTGATCCAGGTAATCCTCGGCGAGCGACTTCCAGTGCAGGACGACGCTGTCGCATATCGCGGCGAAGTTGTCCTCGGTGTGACCGAGTCGCGTCTTGTCCAACTCCATCGCCAACTCAGTC